CGGACAGGGCGGCGATGACCTGGTCGAGTTTGGCGTCCAACGCCTTGATGGCCGCGTCGCGCCTACGGCCCTCCTCGACCAGCAGGCGGAGCGTGTTGTCCGGCTGCCACGTCGGGTTGGTCGCGAAGTCGGGGTCGCCCACCGGCGGACGCGGCGCAGGAATGTGGTCGAGGTCCCAGACCGCCTCGGCGATCTCCTTGGCTGTGGGCATGTCGTCTCCCGTCATGATGGCGAACAGCGTGTCGAGCGCGTCTGCGTCGTCGGCGTACTTCGTCCACACGCCCACATGCACGTGCTCGAGGTGGGACCGGTCAGCGCTGGACGGGTGGCCCTCGTACCAGCCGACAACCGTGGAGTTGTCGAACGTGCCGAACCACTCCGCCACCATCGGCGCGTCGCCGGCGCGGACCGCCTTGTCCAGGCGGTGCGACACCTCGCGGATCTGGGTGCGGTTGAGCTTGACGTCCATGGCGCGGATGTGGCGCGGGTTGCCGTCCCGGTCACGCTTGTCCCTGGTTCCGTAGGAGCGGTCCGAGCAGAACGCCGAGTTGCGAACCCACTCGAACGAACGGTGCCGGCCGGTGTCGTGCGCCGCGTTGCCCTTCGTGCCGCCGCCCAGCGGGTCGGACTTGAAGAAGGTGCAGCACCGACGGAACAGGGCGTTGAGCGCGGCCGGCACGATCTCGCGGCCCCACCAGGATTCGGAGGTGATGCTCACGGCAGCTCGGCGTAGCGGGCGACGAACTCGGTGGGGCTGAACCGGAGGCCGTTGCTGCCCGGCCCGCGTACCACCGCATAGTCGCCCACGTGGAACACGAGCGTGTCCGGTTCGGCCTCGACCGGCTCCACGTTGAGCACCCCGCCGGACTCGAACGCGACCCGCCACTGCTTGGAGCCGACAGACTCGAACAGGACGAGAATGTCGGCACTGTTCGTGCCGTCGTAGATGACGAAGTCGACCCGCTCCGCGGCCACAGGCATGACGTCTCCTAACTGATCTTTGTCACGCGCATGATGGAGTTCACACCGATGTTGGACGGGTTCACCGTCGACGAGTTCTGCGCGTGCTGCCACACGAACGTGCCCGCCTCGATGGTCACCACCCGGCCGATCTCCTGAATCGACGCCAACGACGACGCGCTCGCGGTGCCGTACGGGACGGCGGTGGCGAACGCGTGGTTACCAGCCCGCATGTTGGTGTCCGTCCGGTCCGTTGACGACAGCGCCGGACCGAAACACTGCTTCGACCCGGACGAGTTCGTCGGCGCCGACCACGACGTCTGAATGTCGCCGTCGGTGCCTCCCACCGAACCCTGAATCTCGACGATGTACGTCGAGTTTGCCTCCATCGCGCATGTGAAGTCGGGGTCGTTGGTCAGGGTCGTGTTCGACGTGTACGTGTTGACGCCGGTCTTGGTGTAGACCTTGCCCATCCGGGCCTCGATCGAGGCGAACGTGGTGGCCAGCACCGGCTGGCCGGCGTAGTAGGTAGCCACAGCCCCTCCCTACAGTCCAAGGTGGACGCGGTCGGCGGCCTGAATGCTGGCGCCCGCCGCGTGGGCGACGGCGGAACCGTCGGTGGGCCGGGTTACGGTCAGCGTCTGCCGGCCGGCCCCGATCACCACGACCATGCCGCGGGAGGCCTGCGATGTGCCGCCGGTGACGGTGAACGAACCCGCCGCGGCGGAGGCCGGCGTGGTCTGGATGATGTAGTCGGCAACCAAGCCCTGGTCGTTGCCGGTGATCGTGAACGGTTCGGCGATCTCGGTCGCACCGGCCAGGGTCGCCACAGACGTCCAGTCGTCGGCCTTCCACCCGCAGAACAGGATCAACGACCCGTAGTAGAGCGGTGTGGCAAGCGGCGGGTACGGGATGTTCTGCTGGGCGATGTTGAGCCACTCCGACCAGTCGATGAGGCATTCGGTGGCGTCGAGGATGGTGTTGCGGAACCCGAACGTGAACGCCGACGTGGTGTCGCCGGCAGCGCCGCCGGTGAACGCCACCGTCGGGGCCGCCTCCGTGCCGTCGTGCAGTTTGGCGAACAGGGCGAAGTTGTTCCACCCGCACACCCGGATGTAGTCGGTGGGGGTGGTGATCAGCGCCGACGAGCCGCGGATCGCGGCCAGCACGAAGATCATGTCGTTGGCGGCGTTGCCGGCGTAGAGGGCCGGCACGACCGAGGTGTTGTCGGCGTGGGAGGCGGCACCGGCGGCCACGAACGCAACCGGCACCGACGCGACCGTCGTGGCGACAATGCCGTCCTCGGCGTCGATCTTCAGCGAAATCTGCGACTCGTTCATCGACCACAACGGCGGCGCCGTAATTACCGACGTGAACGTGGTGTCGGATGCGGTGACGGAAGCCTGCAGGGTTGAGGTCGTGGTATCCAAGACGGCCACCTCATACGGTTGGGCCGGCACACAGTCGAGAACCACATCCCAGGACATGGCGTCGATGACGGCCGTGTAGCCCTCGACGATCTGGTCGACGGGCTCAGCCGAATGCTGGGCGGGCAGGCTGGTGATAGTGATCCGGGAACCGACCCCGCCAGCAGCGAGCCACAGGTCCAGCAGACGCGGATCGCGGCGGAAGTCGATCGGCACCGACTCGTAGCGCATCGCCGGCACGGTGGTGATCGCCGACCGCCACGCGGCGTGCTGCTCGAGCGGCTCCGAGTCGTCCAGGTTCAGAGTGAACGACTTCGGATAGGTGCCCTCATCGCCGGTGGTCATGAACTGCCCCGACGAGCCGTCCGGCTGGGTTACGGTCACGTCGGTGGCCAGGTCGGTGTCGTCAAGGACGGCCGAGAACCCGTCGGACACCTCACGCCCCACCAGGGCCATCGCCGGCTGCAGGTTGTACCGCGCCGACCGGGGCAGATACACCAGCGACCCCGACGGGCCGCCGTCGTAGAGCAGGCCTGCGTCGGCGGCCTCACATTCCCGCAGCAGCTCCATCAGTTTGCTTTCGGGCTGCACACCCATCAGCGACGTCTCGCCGGCCTCCACCACCACCGGAACACTGGCCTCATCGCACAGCCGGACGATACGGTCCGCGGCGGACTCGGCGGCATACCCGGTCGCTGCGGCGCCGGTGTCCGCGGTGGACGAGAACGGCGCCCAGAACGTGTAATGACCGACCGCCGGCGACTGCGACCCGTCGTAGCCGGAGTCGAAGAAGTAGGCGGTGCGCAGTTTCGCGGTGACCGGCCGGCCCAACGTCTGCGACGCGATAGTCGAGGTGAGCACGCTGACACCGTCGATGCTCATGGTGACGTCGATGCCGGTGCCGTTCTGGTCGGCGGTCACCCGGTAGGAGCGGGTCACCCCGTCATAGGGGGTGAGCTTCGACGTGTTGATGTCGACCGGGCTGCCGCCGTCGGGGGTGTAGCGCAGGATCAGTCGGGTGTCAGAGTGCCGGTAGACGATCTGCCAGCCCTTGATGGTGCCGGCCGTCTCCCACATGATGCCGATACCGTCGTCGGTGGGGGTCATGTTGCGCCAGTTGACCCGGGCTTCCATCCGCCACGACGTGGACGACGTGCCGGGCGGGATGAGCCCGGTCAGTGACCCGGTCTTGTAGTGCAGCGCCCCCAAGTCGACGATCTTCGGCTGGCCGGGTCCGCCGTCTCCGGTGCCGAACTGGATGTAGCCGCTCTTCGTCATCGGCGGACCGCCCGGCAGCCCCGACGCCGCCTGCGTGGCCGACGTGCCCTCGGTCAGCGGCCAGTACGCCACCGGCGACGACGTGACGATGGTGGTGTCTGCCGAGGAGGCCTTCGGGGTAGCGGAACGCTGCAGCCGGTAGAGCCGGCCCCGGGCGGTCAGGATCGCCGTGCAGTGGTTCGGGCCGTCCCAGTCCATCCGGACGTCGGACAGGAACCCGGTCGCGATCTCCACCGGTGTGCTACCGAACTTGTGGGCCTTGACCATGATGGGCAGGTTGCGGACAACGTGCGGGTAGTAGGGCGACTTTTCGTTGAACGGGGTCAGCCAGCCGTCGTCGTTGCCGATCCGGACGGCGATCTCCAACGGGTCGGACTGGCCGCCCATCGAATGCCGGCCGACCTTGATGTCGACGAAGGGCCGCACCCGGCTGGGGGTAGCGGTCAGTTCGGTCCACGTGACCGTAGACAGGTCCGTGTCGGGGTCGCCGCCGAAGCCGGCGTACACCTTCACCACGAAGACGGGGTCGTTGCCGCTCACGACCTGCCCTGCGCCACCTGCGTGCTGCCGCCGCCAAGATTCCAGTTCATGCGCCGCATCGCCGCCTCGAGGGCCCGCTCGAACGGGGTGGCCGCGCCGGCGAAACTGACCGTCAGGTTCGCTCCGTCCCAACCGGATGCCCGACCGCCGGTGCCGCCGGCATAGTGTCGGGCTGCCATGCCCATCGACTGCTGGTGCGGGAACACCCGCTCACCGCCGACGAATGACATCAGCTCCGGGCCGCGCTCACCGACCCACGCCAAGCCAGGTGGCGCCGACGGGGTGCCGGCTGCGAACCCGGCCTTGTTCGGGCCCGTTCCGACCGTGACCATCTTGGTGGTGATGGTGACGGTCTTGGAGTTGACGTTGCGGATCGCGGCGGCCAGGGCGTCCACGGCAGCCTTCGCGCCCTGCGCACCGGCCTGCTTGATGTTGGTCGTCTTGCTGGGCGGCATCTTCGCGATCGTGGCGATCAGTTTGTCGATCTGACCCTTGGTCATGCCCGCCTGCTCGAGGGTCTTCCGCAGCGCCCCGACATAGTGGTTGTAGGCCGCCTGCGCCTGCTCGACGGTGCCGCCGTTGTTGAGGATCGCCTGGGCGCTGGCCGCCGCCTTCTTGCCGATCTCGTCCAACGCGCGGGCGGCTGCCCGACCCTGCGGCGTGTACTTCGACAGCGATCCGTGCGAGGCCTTAATGGCGGCATTGAAGTTGTCCAGCGCCTCCTCGCCCTGACGGGCGGCCTCACGCTCGGTCAACATGGTGCCGTTGAGTTCGTTGAACGCGTCGTTCAGCCCGTTGATCGCGTTCGCCGCGTTCTGGAAACTCGCCGTCAACTGCTGGTTCGCCGCAGACGTCGCCATCGCCGCGGAAGCCTGCTTCACCAACTCGCTGTTCGTGGACAACAACATCTGACCCACCGCAGCCGCAGCGTTCGCGGCGATATGGCTCTCAGAGTTGTGGATCTCAATCAGCTTGTTGACATTGACCAGACCGCCGGCCACCCCGAACAGCGACCGGATCCACGCATCATTAGCCTCGACGTTGACACCCGTCGCGTCACCCAGACGCAGCAGGCTCGCCGTCAGGCCACCCACCGGCAGCACATCGTTGAGTTCCGCGCCGTACTGGATGAACTTGCCCAGGCCCTCGATCGTGCCGCCCAGAGCCACATTCATCTCGTGGAAGAAGCGGGTCACCTCAGGACCGGCCGTCGCGACCGAGTTCAGGAACGACTCCATCGACGCGCCAAGCCCCGGCAGGTCACGGGCGAACTGGTCCAGGAACGGACCCGCCGCGCGGGACACCTTCTCAAACCCGGCCGTGAGATGGTCCAGGAAACCGACGGCACCGGAACCCAGACCGCGCAGGCTCGGTGCCAGGTCGGCGAAAATGTTCGCCAGGTGCGGACGGATCCGCGCCTCCCAGCCCTTCCCAATGTCGTCGGCCACCGCGATCAGCGGCTGCACGAACACACTCGCGTCCTGGGTCAGGCCGGCCAACATTTGCGCGCCAACCGGCTTGAACGCCGCCGGAACCCGCGGGTCGCGGGCCGCCAGAGCGATACCGCCGATGATGCCGCCGATACCGACCCCGCCGACCACCGCGGCACCGACTGCGGCGGCGATAGCTGGGCTGGCAGCGGCACCGACACCGATCAGCAGCGGGATCATCGACCCGCGCAGGCTGGCACCCAGGTCACCGAGCGTGGTTAGGATGCCCGAACCGCCACCCGGTGGTGTCAGCGTCTTCGCGACCCGCTGCAGTTCGGACAGTTCCCGGCGTGCCTCACGGATCTTCGGGGTGAGGCTGCGGTCACCGGACCCGGCGAACTCCAGACTCAACCCGTGCAAGGCCAGTTTCGCGGCCTCGATCCGGGCGGCCAGGGACAGCATGTCCCGGCCGGCCTCCTTGGCCTCGTCGCCGACACCCTCCAGGCCGCGCTTCGCGACCGCGGTTTCGGCGCCCAGCTTCGTCATGTCCCGGCCGGTCGACGACGCCGCCGTTCCCACCGCACGAAGGTCGGTGTTGGCCCGCCCCCGCAGGTCGCCCAGTTCGGCTTCGAACTTCTCCGTGACGGCGATGGCCTGGGCCATGTCGCGCTTATAGTCGGAGATCCGGGCGATGAGGGTAACGGTCACGCTGCGATCTGCCACGACTCAGCCCCCCAGGTATCGCCGGGTCGAAACCATCACGCCGCGTTTGCCCTCTTGATGCACCTGCTCCTGAATGACCTGCGCCACCACCGACGGCTGGCACACGTGCTGCAGGACCTCCCACGACCGTGCCGTCTTCGGGTCCTGACACTCCGACATCTGATGCCCGCACGACGGGCACGTGTCCGCCCGCCAATCCAGCAGCGCCCGCACATACGCCCGGTCAAGGTCCGTCCACCTCGGTTCGCGGGTCGTTACGCTGCGGACGAGGCGGCCCCGGTCGTCGTACTCGTACGTGGTCGCCTCGGCCTGCTCACGACCTTGCCATTCGCTGAAGCTGACACCTGCGTCGAAGGCGGCTCCGACGTCCCGTCGGAGATCAGGATCTCCGGCGAGACGTTCACGAAGTTTGGGGCCTCCACCTCGCCCGCGTTGAGCGCCCAGCACGTGTTAGACAACTTGTCCCAGTGCAGGCCGTGCAACTTGCCCACCAGCTCGTCAACCTGCTCCGGCGTCATCACCGGGTCGACACAGGTCAGCGACACCATCTCGGCGACCCACGCATACTTGCGGGGCGCATAGGCCTTATCGGACTCGTCCTTGCCCTTCAACGGCAGGACGGCATAGTGGGCGTCCCACTTCTTGCCGTCCATCGCCCGCAATTTGAACGGGACCGTGGCCGCCCTCATCCGCTCCGCCAACTCGCGGATCTGATCATCAATGACCGCGGCCGGGGAACGTTCACCGATGGACGAAGCCGGGCCCGCCTCCATGCGCTGGCGCTGCAGGTCGGCGACCTCCCCGACGAGTTTCCCCGCAAGGCACAGCGGCAGCGTGTCCTCGGGAAGGGACGCCAGCGCCATGACCTCTTCGAACGTAGGCACTGCTACGCCACCACTGCACGGAAGTTGGGGTCGAGGTAGACGGTCAGGTCGGTCATAAAGTCCCACGACGTGTCGGGACCGGGCTTGACCGGGTTGTCCTGCCCGGCCTCCACCGGAATGACCATCACCTGGCCGGTTGAACCGCCACCACCCTGGCCGATCGTCCACGCCGTCGTCGCGTCCACACCCAACCGCACGGCCAGGAACCCGACCGCCCGGTACACAAGCAGCGTCCACGGGGTGTCCGTCGGCGAATCGTGGTGCAGGGTCAACTTGACCTGCGGCTTACGACGACCGACCCGCTCGAGCGTGAACGTGGACGCGACGTTGCCGACGTCGACGCGGCCGGTGTCGATGGAGATGTCCAACCCGTCGGGGGTGATGTAGGAGTGGATGGCGGTGCCCGCGTTCAGCTCGGCCACGGTGGGCGCGGCGATGTTGGCGCAGGCGGTCAGCCAGGACACGCGGACCCGGCCGTCCATAATTACGACGCTCATGCCTCGTCCTCCGTGTCAGTGCTGGTCGTCTCGGCCGTCGCCTTACGCGCGGTCTTCCTGGGCTTGGTCTTGGGGGAATCGGCGTCGTCGTCAGGTTCGGCGTCGAGGTCGGGTTCGGCGTCGAGGTCCTTGGCGTCCGGGCCGAACTCGGGGTTGTTCACATCGAGATCGGCGGGGGCCGGTGCGAAGTCGGAGACGCGATACCAGCCGTTGGCGCGCTGAACGGGCAGCGCCTCTTCGGGGAGCACCCCTGCCACGGCCACGTCGGGGTGGCGAACAACTGCGAAGGCCATGGCTACCGCTTCCAAACTTCACACGTAACGGAAGTGGTGAATGAATGCGTGACCGTCACCAGTTGTGTCGATGGGTTAATCGCCGACACTGGAATGAAGATGACCTTCGTGGTGGCGTTGGTCACCGACACCGTCGGGTTGGTCGCCGCACTGCCCATCACGGTCAGGTTCGGGTCGGCGATGGTCACCGTGTCCGGCGAGCCGCCGCCGTTAATGACGCGCAGGTCCACGCCGGTGGGACCGAATTGGCCGGCGGCGATGGTGTCCGATGCGGACACCGCCACTGCCGACGGCAGGGTTCCCGCCAGAACAGAGTTGGTCGCAGTGAGAGCCGCCATGAGCGGCGCCCCCTTTCATGGGAGGAAGCCGCGCGGTGGCGGGATGTGAAAACGGTGTGAGGTCTAGGCGGTGGTTAGCAGGCGGTACACGTCAATGGCATCCATCACGGGCGTACCGGTCGACTCGTCGCGCTGCGGTGGGTTGCTGGCCTCAAGGCGGATCGGGCCACAGTTCCGGCCGGCGATCGTGGGACGGAAGTCGAGCAGCATCGCGCGGGCGCGCATCCGGATCGCCGCCGCCGAGTACTCGTTCACCCCGACGCAGTGCAGATACCAACGCGTCGTCCACGTCGTCGACAGTCCGGCGACGCTGTTGCCGCCGGCCTCGATCGGCCGCTCGATCGTCGTGTACGCACGGATGTACGGCGGGGCCGGGTTGATCGGGACGAAGCCTTCAGCGTTGGGGTACACCACCAGCGCGGGCGGGCCGGTGTCGGCGCGGAGCCGGTCAAGGCCCGCGTTGATGTGCAGTTGGTCGAGGGTGTCGGCCATCAGTCCAGCAACTTCTCCGCCATGTCACCCATGGCGTTGACGAACTTCGGCTCCTCGGCCTCGTGCGCCGGAAGACCTCCGGGGATCGGCGCCGACGTGGGAGTGCCGAACTCGATGAAAACCCCGAGCCGGCCCTGGAGCATGCCCCGGTTCGGACCGACCTCACCTGTAACCACGCCGCCGGCAGAGTCGACGTCGTAGTCGATCGCCCGCGGCAGGTGCGGCAGGTGCGCATAGCCCGACCAGCGCCGCTTCCAGTCCTTCTTGATCTGGTTGCAGCCGAACCCGATAACGCGCTCCGTCTTGTCCTCAACCTCAGCCTCAGCCTTCGCGAAGGCGGCAAGGAGCTCGGTCAGACCTTCGACGATGACGTCCATCAGGTGCCCTCCACTACGCCGAGACGCCGCGCGGTCGTCTCCGTGCCAGGCATCAAGTTCTGCACGTAGAAGACTCGCCCGACCAGGTCGGGGTCGTTGACGGACGCGGTGATGGTGACCCGGTCGCCGCGCTCCACACCCTCAGTGCCGATCACCGGCACCTGCAGGGTGACGGACAGGATGACGACGGACGCCTCACCCGAGTTGGCCGGCCCGCCACCCGATCCGGCGATGGACCGCACCCGGCAAGGGCCGGTGTACGTTGCCGCCGCATAGGTGGGGGTGACCGCACCGGTCAGGTCGTCGGTCGTGGTGCCGGTCTGGTGGTCGATGACGCACGCGTCGATGAACGACTCCGACGCGCGCTGACGGCCGCGGTTGAGGATGGTGGCTCGGGACATGGCCACCTCCTAGCAACTGTCGGTCTCACCCGTATCCGGCCTCGGCGTCACACCCGAAGGCTTGGCCGTCGTCCCACCGGGGCGAGCCGTCGTACCCGCGGGCCGTGCCGTGTTGCCCAGCACCCGCACCGTGGTCCCGTGCGGCCGTGCCGTCGTCGCCAGCGGACGCGATGTCGTGCCCGTCGGCCTGGTCGTGGTCCCGGCCGGGCGGGCGGTCGTGCCGACCGGACGCAACGTGTCGCCGACGTCGGGACGTGTAGTAGGTGGCGGACATGCGCTGACTTCGCTGAACAGCCAACCGTTGACCGGCCGCTGCGCCTTGATTCGCATCGCCCAGACCCGCAGCCGGGATGGCCGCGGCGGATAGGCGGGCGGGGTCGGCGGCGGCACCTGCGCCGGAATGAACTGCACGCCACGACGGCGAGGCAGCACGACCGCCCGCGACCTAGTCCGAGGACGCGGTGGCGGTAGGTCCTGCGTCGGTACGGAGGTCTGACTGCGGCCTCGCAGCAACCGCACAACAACCCGCAGCGCTGTTCGGATCGGGTCCGGCACGAACGTCGGGGCCGCGGGCGCAGCCTGGGTCGGAACGGGTGTGCTTGAACGCCCACGCGACGGGCGGATGGCCCGGATTCGGTTACGCGCGGACTGGGGTGGATAGGTCGGTGGTGTCGGCGCGATCTGCGGCGGCACAGGCTGTGCCGCCCGGCTACGCGGTAGACGGACGACCTTGAGTTTCGGTCGGCCGCCCGCAGGCGGTATGGCCTGACCGACGGGCACGTCGGCGGACCGCGGACGGTGCCACGCGAACGCCTTCAGTGTGAGCCGACGGATCCGGTCCGGGACGAACGTGGGCGGTGTCGGCGTGACCTGGGTTGGCACGGGCTGACTGGCGCGGCGACGGGCCATCCACACGGCGCGGATGCGCCCGTGGGTCGACTGCGGCGGATAGGTCGGGGCGACCGGCGCCGCCGGAGGGAGGACCGGCTGCGCGGCCCTGGCCCGCACGCGTGGAACCCGAACCGGCCGGGGCCGGGTGACAGGCGGGGGTGCGGCCTGGTCAGGTGCGGACGTCGACGGCCGGTGGCGGAGCAGTGCCGGGCGGAGGAGCCGTAGGCGTTCCGCCTGCGGCGGGTATGTCGGCGCGGCAGGCGCAACCGGGGTTGGCGGCACCCATGTCGAGCGGGCCCGGCGCAGCCACGTCGGGATCAACCGGCGACGGGTGGCCTGCGGCGGGAACGGCGGACCCTGCGGCGGACCTGGCTGCGGTTCGCCGGTCCTGGCCCAGATCGCCGTAAGCTCGTCGAGCAGGTCCTGCGGTGGCTGCTGTGGCGGGCCGGCCGACGGGACAGCGTCGTCGAAGACCGCGCCGATCATGGTCCACTGGTCGGCGACGCTGGCTGTCTCGGTCGCCGATACCGTCGCCGCGACGGTCTGGACGAGGTCTTCCAGCATCGTGTCGGTGGCGTTGCCCTGACGGGCGGTGAAACTGCCAGCCGCGGTCAGCGTGCCGGAGTTGTGCGAACCCCAACCGATGACGAGTTTGCCGGCCCTGGCGGTCGGAACCATGTTCCCCGATGCGAGGGCAGTGCCCGAACCGGTGGTGCCGGCGTTCTTATCCCACGGGTCGCGGTCCCACGGACCGCGGTCGGACTGGTAACGCTCGATCGCGATGTTGCGGAACGTCGTCGCCACGGAGAACGTGGCGGTGACCGTGACCGTGGCGTCGGCGCGCTGAGCGCTGACGAGGTAGAAGACCTCAGTGGCGTACGTGTTGGTCGCGTTGCGGATCTTGCCGAGCGGCAGTCGGGTAAAGGTCTGACCGAGGCTGTCGGCCACACCGGTGCAGTTGATTGAGCCGGTGCCGTCGACCCAGCCCACACCGACGATGACGAGCTCGCCAACCCGCAGGGCGGTGAACGTGGCCGCAATGTTGCCGAGCGAACCGGCGCCGGCAACCTTGGCACCCTGGACCGGGGATGCAGTCATGTCCGGACCGCCTCCCGGTGCCCGCCTTCCGTCAGGTCAACAGACCGGCGAGGAAGACGTTCGTCCGCACCGTGTTCGACGCCGACGAGGCATTCCAAGTACCACACACCCCGAACGCCCGGTCGATGGTGGTGTCGATCGCCACTGTCCGCAGCGCCGTCGTGATCGGGATCGGGGTGGACGTGTGCGCGGTCAGCGACGTGCCGAAGTCGCAGTATCCCTGCGCGACGATCGACCCGGCCGTACCGGTGGCCACGACGGTGCCCAACAACTCCAGGCTCCAAGGCAGCGTCGTCGCAGTAGAGGTGGCGTTCGCCGACGACTCGCCGAGCGGCAGCGTGATCGCACCCGCCGATGTGCCGAAGTAGAAGCCCAGAACCAGCGTCGGCGTACCGGTGCTGGAGTATTCGCCGCTGGCCTTCAGCAGAATCTTGCAGCCCTCGAACAGATCCCCCGCGCGGGCCACCGGCAGCGGCTGAGGCGAGACGTCCTGACGGGTCGTGAACGTGCCGAACGCGGCACCGACGTCGGGCTGCAGCGGGGCGAACGGCCGCATCAGCCAGTAGGCCATGAGTTCTAAACCTCGATCTCGAGGTTGAGTCGGATCGAGTGTGACGCGGGCAGCGCGTTACCGATGTTCACGAACGCGATCCCGTTGGCCGTGCCGATGGCACACACGAGCTCGTCGACGAACTCGAACTGGGTCTCGTCGTTGGACTGGGTGTTGAGCGGAATCACCGTGATCGGGTTGGCGGCCAGCACCGGCGCGGTAGTGCCGATCGTCGTCGCCGTCGTCATGATCAGGCCCACGGTCGGGTCGGTCTGCAGCGTCCACGTCTCCAACGGCTGCCCGAGCACAGCGGCGGCCAGGCCGGTGCCGGCCGGTGCCGTCGTCTGGCGGTACACGCCGAGCGAAATCTGCTGCGACGTGGGCACACCGGCGCCGGCGATGACGCCCCACTTGATGCGGCGCAGACGGAAGCCCGCCGTAGCGGACGCGCCCCAGTAGCCGAGGTAGCCGTTGACCGTCGTGCCGGCATTGACCCCGGCCAACTGTGCGGCCTGAGACAGGCCGGTCGTGCCATAGCGGGCCATTGCTTTCTCCTACGGGACGTAAAGGGTGGCTGTGAGCGTGACGTTGGTGTTGGCACTGAGGTTCAAGCGCAGGTACCGCCACGGCTGGTCGGGCGGCAGGATGTAACGCCCGGTCGTGGCCGTGGTGATGGTCAGCGACGTCACCACCAGCGTCGTCGGGGTGGCCGGCAGCGCGTAGCCGACGTTGAACCAGTCGGCGTTGTCGGCCGAGCATTGAATGTCGACGGTCACGGTTGGGGTCGCGCCGACAGTCGACACGATGGTGAGTAGCGCCGGCCCGAAGCGCTGTCCGCGGTCGGCGACGTTGGTGGACGCACCGGTGCCGGTCTGGGCGGTGGACAGCGCCACCGCGGAGGTGCCGACAGACGCGCCGACCGTTGAAATGGTTGCCACGCCGGTCTCCTATGCGGTGAGCGGATCGGCCACCGGCACGGTCTGCCAATGCCAGTCCCAGTCTGGGAACGAATAGGTGGGCGACCCTGCGCCGCCGTAGAGCGCTGCGGCGGCCTTCAGGATTTCGGCACGCCTCGCTTTGTCCCACGAGACGTTGTGGTCGTCGAGGGACTCCTGCGTGGCGCCGTCCGGGTTGCGGAACGCGATAGCCGCAAGCTCGAGCGCCCACCCGAACAGCGAATCTGAGATCGGCAACGTGTAGTCGGTCAGGCGAGTGGCCTGCAAGAGCCAGCCGGACGCGACACGCCGAGCCACCGTAGCGCTCGACGTGTCGACGTCCTGCTGCATGTAGCTGGCGAACTCCGTGAGAGAAAACAGGTCGCTCGCCGGCATGACTAACTCAGCCCTGCTGCGCGGTCGTCAGGCCACGCGGACTGTCAGACGCCTTGATCCGCGGCGTGCGGGTCTTCTTCGCCTCAGCGTCGGCCGCCTTCTCCGCGTCCTCGGCGTCCTTGACCTGAGCCTCCGCGTCGGCAACCGCCTCGGCGCCTTCCTTGTCCACCGGCGCCTCGGCCTGCTCGGCCGCCTTCGCGTCGGTGTCCTGCTGCGCCTTCACGGCCTTCAGCTCGTCGCCCTCAACCTTGGCGACCATGCCCTTACGGATGTGGCTGGCCAAGCTTTCCAGGTCGACGGAGTCCGGCACGATCGCGCCCTCGAAGTAGCCGAGGACAACGTCGGCGCCGGTGGCGTCCTTCGACCGCAGCGTCACGTACGGGGCGGTGACCTGGTACGTGCCGACCTTGCCGGTGCTGGTGCTGGTCGACTTGCGCTCAGCCGCCTTGGTGTCGGCAGCCTTCGCCTCGGCGGCCTTCGCGTCAGCCGTCTTGTCGGTCTTCGGGTCGGTCATGACGTCACCCCAGTGATCTCCTGGCCTGCGCCCGGCTCCTGCACCACAGGCACCGTCTTACGACGCGCCTGCAGATCCCATCCGTCGATCTCGTCCAGACGGATCGACTTGACCTGAACGGCCAGGTCGGACACCGCATAACCCGGCGCCCCGTCGGTCTCGTCGGCCATGCCGCCCAGCGCCTTGGAGTCCAGCACGTAGCAGGACGTGGCCACCGGCAGGTTCGGCGTGACGATGATGTTCATCCCGGCGATCATCTCGACCTCGCCGGTGTAGACCGGGTTCGTGGTCGTCTCACGACGCCACAGGTTCGAAATCACCGTGTCGAGCATCATCGACATATAGCCGAGGTCCGACACCACGATCGTGTCGGGCGTGTAGCCCAGGTTGCGGGCCAGGATGATGCGCTTGGCATTCAGAATGTCGTTCAGGATCTTCGGCGAGCCGGCGTCCCACTTGCCCAGGGTCGCCGTGTCGGCCAGTGCCGAACCCACCGCAGACATGGTGATCAGATCAACCTGCGAAATGATCGAGTTGACGACCTTCTGCAGCGACCGGTCCACCGCCTGCCCCGCGTACACGTTGCGGGCGATCTCCTCATCGGTGATGCGGACCTTCTGGCCCCACTTGCTCACCGCAGCCAACGCCGCCGTACCGGTCGGCATGTTCGCGAACGGGTACTCAGACCCGGCGCTGACAGCCTCAACGGTGCGGTCCGTCACGAACGGCTCAGTCATCTCGTACAGAACAGCGCCGCCACTCGAGCGGAGCCGCTGGGTCAGGATCTGGTCCGCCACGAACCGCAGATCACGGAAGTTACGCAGCCGGCGCGTCAGAGCCGCAGGGCTCTGCAGGAACCGGCTGATCGCCAGCGAATCACCCGTGAGGACGGGTGCCGCTGCCGGGTAGGTACCAGGCATGGACTACTCCTCTCGGGTTTACCGGCGTCCGTGGACGCGCAGCTTGAGGGGGGAACCGGCAGCGGTGGTGGCCGCAGTGCCGATCAGGGAACCAGCCGCCGCAGCGGTGGCGATGGTGGCCGTCTTGACCTGGCCGGCCACAGCGTCGGTGACAACGCCAGCGCCGGCGGTGATAGCGGCGGTCGCCACAAGCTCGTGGACCACGCCGTCCATCGGCCACACGGTGACCTTCGCGCCGGACGCGGCGTCATGAGCGGCGACACCGGCCACGACGATCGAGTCGGCACCGGCCGCGGCGACCGTGCCGGAACCGGACCAGACGAGGACGTTGCCGCCCACGACGGCGCCGGAGGTGGTCGACGTGAACGGCAGGACACCGGCCGCGTAGACGGGTGCGTAATCAGCCACGGCTGGCCTCCTTAGGGCCGAACAGGTGCGCAAACTCGCGGTCGAACTCGACGTCCTCGGACTCGCCGGCGTAACCCGACGCCATCACCGCAAGCGCCGAATTCGGCGTCAGGGTGTCGATGAGCGCGCGGGTGCCATCCGGGTCGGCGTCCCACAACTGGGAGAAGTGGCGCTTCTGCGCGGGCGTGAACTTGCCCGCAACGACCGCCTTCGCGATGACCTCGTCACGCTCGTTGCGCTTGGACCTGTCCACGTAGGCGGTCAGCGACTTGATGGTGTTGTTCATCTCCTCGAGCACAGAGGAGGCGAGCACGACCGTGCCGGCCGCGGCGACGGGCTGCTTACCCGGCTTGACCGCCTCGGCTGGGGGCTCGAACAGGGACGCCTGCACCGGCTCGGCGGCAGGGGGGGTAGTGGGTGGCGCGAGACCAGCGGTGACTACCGCCAACCTCACCTCATCGTCGGAGGCGTCGGCCGGGAGACCCAGCGCCTCTCGGAGCTTCACCGGGTCAGCCATCTGACCGGCCTCCTTGGTTGTTGGTGTTGGAACGTCCTCCGCCGCAGGGGCGGTGGTCATGGGGGCGCCGAAAGAGGCGCAGACACGGGCCGAGGCGGCCACACCGAGCGCGGCGGGCAGGTCACGCAGCGACCGGATACTTGAGATGCCGGGCGGGGTGACACCGAGCAGCGCCAAACCGTCGATGACGAACGAGTAGGTTTCGCCGTCCTCGAGGTAGTCGGTCCAGCCCTCCACCGACCGGTTCGGCCAGGCGGTGGGTGCGGCGGCGGTCAACCAGTCGGGCATGTCGTCGATGTCGCCGACCAGCACCGGGCCGTTCTCGTCCTCGGCGACGGTCAGGTTCGACAGCCACCCGAGTGCCGGCTCGCCGTCGAAACGCTTATCGACGTGGCCGATCTTCACCGGCGACGGGCGGGCACCAGCGCGGGCGGCGTAGCGGGCCGCGTCGTGGAGCATGTCGAGGGTGAAGGTCTGGGTGCCGCTGGCTAAGGCATATGTACCGGGCCGGGCCAGCTCGACACCGTGAAGCGAACCAGCCGCGACCTTCGCAGCCTTAATTTCAGCGGCCGAGACTTCATCCACTTTGGATTGCACCGCCCTCTCAAGTACCATGGCGATATGACCTCTACATGCACCGAGTGCGGGCAGCCCGTTGCGGGGCGCGGACTGTGCAGAACGCACTACGCGCGCTGGTGGAGGTCGCGAGGTCGAACGGCGGCTGGCGCGCCAGAAATTGAGCGAGAGTCACTGAGGACCGGATCGGTCAGTGCGTTCATGCGCTTCGTCGACAAGACGGGCCCGTGCTGGCTATGGACCGGCGCCGCCAACGAATCCGGGTACGGAGTCCTCACCTGGAACAAGCGTGTAGAGCGAGCCCACCGGATCTCTTACGTAATCCACAAGGGACCCATCCCGAGTGGAGCAATGATCCGGCACCGCTGCGACAACCCGCCGTGCGTCAATCCAGATCATCTTGAACCGGGCACGGCGGCCGACAACTCCGCCGACATGGTTGTCAGGGGACGTTCGATCGCGAGTGGAATATGCGGCGAACGACACGGCATGGCGAAACTGACCGAGTCTCAGGTATTAGAGATCCGTGCTGCGGCCGAATCGGGCGCCAGCACCAGGAGCCTCGCGCAGATCTACCGCGTTTCTAGAAACTCAGTTCGCAACATCGTGACCAGGAGAAACTGGTCACACATCCCCTAGGTCAACCGGGGCCTACGAGGTGGCCGCGGGGCGGCTTGCCGTGGCGGACCTTATTGGTGTCCGAGCCAGGCCAATCCCCGTACCGCTCGTGGAACCATTCGGCCGCGGTCCGCTTCGCCATGCCGGGACTCAGGTACTTCAGCAGGTGGTGATACAGCTCGGTCCACGTGGACCACTTCGCCGCACCCTCGCCGTGCAGCCAGTAGTGCTTGAGTTCCTCGCCGCCCGGGTGGGTGTCCATGCCGGCAGCGGCCTGCACCTGGCCTGCAGTCACATCGGGGCGACCCTCGATGTCGAGCACCAACTTCTGAACGGATGCAGGCAGATCGCCCCAGTCCTCAGCGCGACGCGCACGCAGAACCCGACTCCGCTCGGCCGGCGTAACCGGCTTGAGCCCTAACGCCGCACCGAGGCGGCGGGACAATGCCGGGCTCACAACGCCGCCTCAACGACCATCGCGGTCCGGTTCAGAACCACCGTGGAACCCTCGACCGTGGTGTAGGCGTCAATGCCCGACGCCGCCGCAAACTTGCCCCACTCGCCCAGCACCGACGTATCCAAACCGGCAGCCTCGGCTCGCTTGAGCCAGTCCCTGTGCATCGCCTCAAGCTGAGCCTTCGTCACCACCCGCGCGCCGGGCATCAGGGTGGCACGCATTATCGAGCCTGGGGCCTCGCCGTAGTCCTGCGCGAAACTCTCCGCGTGATGGTGGTGCTGCGCGAAGTAGAAGCCGTTGCCGTACATGCCGGTACCCCAGAAGGCGTCACCGGTGCGGAACTGCTCGTGAATCTGCGCCGCGCTCAGGCCCGCCTTGTCCTCGACGCCACGCCACAACTCGCCGGCCCCAGAGGAGATCAGTTTGTCCATCTGCTCGGGGGACACCACGGTCGGCTTGCCGTCGAAGCCCTGCTGACGGGTCACCGAGGCCAGCAGTTTGTCGCGGGAGGCGAACGTGTCAAAGTCAGCCAGCGCCGTATCGGTGACCCGCCGCGCGGAATCCATGTCGGAGGTCCGGTCTGCGCCCTCAACCCGGCCGGACTTGGGTGCCGTCGGCTTGCGGGGCGTGCGCTTGCGGGGTGCCGGCTTGGGCCCAGGAACGTCGGTAACTATCTCGACGTCGAGTTGCCGCAACCCGAACTCACCCTGCGGACCGTTGTCCTTGACGACACGGAACCTAAGTCCGCGCGGCAAAACAATCTCGCCTTCGTCGTCCAACCCGCCGATCGCGTCGCGAATCGCTACCGCTGACGAACCCTTCGGCAACTCGATCCGCATCATGAACCCGCGGTTGTCTTCGAAGCCCACATATGCCTCAGCGGCTTCGAGATTGCCCGTGGTGGGCGTGTAGCCGTTAGTCGACCATTCGAGCCCCGAAAGGTCGCGGTCCTGCCAGTCATCGGGCAGGATGTGCGCCCCGTTGGTGACGCCCCGGTAGACCGTGATCGGCTTTTTGGTGCGCGACAGGCTCAGGGCCAGGTCAAGCGCCTGAATGTCGGCTTGGACGTCAGGTCCTAATGGGATCGCCCCACGCAGTGCTGAATTGACGGTCGGCTCGGCTTGGCGGGTTGCGTCATCGACGGAACTCTTATGCCCGGTCCAGCGGTCCAGGGCCGCGCGGATCTCCCGCTTTTGGGCGGCAGTTGCCCCACGAAAACCCTTGATCTCACCGCTGTCGTAGAACCAGGCGCCCGGAATCGAATCCCAGGCGGCAACAGCACCGGAGTCGTGTGCCTGCTGAACCCTCTGCCGGTCGTACACGTCCACACGCAGCACCGCACGGGCGTCCTCAGCGGTCTGATTCCGGCCCGGCGCTGTAATCACCTGATCGGAGATGTCTTTGCCCTCAGCGTTGATGACGCGATAGCGGCGCGGCTCGCCGGGTAGGCGCTCGTAGGTACCGCCCTCGTGGCCGATAGGCACACCGACCGGCGGCGGTCCCTGCGGCTTGCCGAGTTCCTCCCATGTCGAAACAGACGAACGCTTCTTGCCCGGTGCGACGTCGGCCAGCAACTTCGCCGCGATCGACTCCCGCGACTCGCCGCGCTTCAGATCGATACCGCGCGCCTTCGCCGCCTTGCGCAACTGCTCACGGTCGAAACCCTCGAACGGGTCGGCGTGGCCCTTACCGCCGTGCTCCTGGTGGTGCGTGATCGCATCCAGGATCCGGTCCGCCAGCGACCGGAACCGGCCGTCCTTGTTGCGCGGGTGCAGCGTCGGATCCCACGCCGCCGTGACCTCGCCCCCGTCGTCGTCGGCCTGGGCCTCCTCGTTGGCCGCCCACATGTCGCGAAGGGCGTCGGCAAGACCGCTGGCCTCTTCCGGTGACACGTCGAACTCGTGCACCTCATCGTCGTTGCCTGCCGGCGCCGAGATCCGCACGTCACCCGACGGGTCGTAGCCGACAATCACGCCGCTGTCAGTGAACTCGTCGTAGTCGACCAGGCCCGTGTCATCGATCGCCTCGTCGCCGTCCGGGTCGGCCGACGCCGCCCACTCCAGACCGTCTGCCAGTCTGGTCGTGTTGGCCTGGTCGAAACCGTCCGCGAGGATCAAACGCTTGTCGTCGTAGTCAACCGACAACGTCATGTCGCCGTGGGCGTAGTACGAGACGTTGAAGTCGCCGACCGAACGCTCATCGATCAGTTCGCCGTACAGGCTCTCCAACGCGTCGAAGTCGAGCAAGCCACCGACGCTGATCCACTCACCGGTCGCCGGGTTGCGGGGCTCATCGGGGTTGAACTTTGCCGTAACTGCTTCGGCGGCCAACGCCGCCCCGCCTTTTGGGCCCGCATCACCGGCCGCGGCCACCGACCCCGGACGGTCCGACGTCGGCTCAGGAACGTGAGGACCACCGTCACCCGACACATCGACCGGCGGGGCGAACGTCGTCGACTCATCCTTCGGCGGAAGCCCGAACTGCTGACGGGTCGACTCCTCCAACACCTCATCCGGATGCACAAACCCAGCATCGGCCAGCGACTTGAGCGCCTGCGCCGTCGCCGCCTGCCTGGATCCGATCTCATCGAACGTCAACCGCGGGGCCGGCTCATCCTCACCGAAGTTGATGTCAACCAGATCCTCGATGATGTGCTGCGTCGCCGTGTCCGCAATCTGCTGAGCCAAAGTCTGCAACGACAGGGTGAAGAAGTCCGCGAACGTCGTACCCAACGCCCACGAGCCGGTCTGCGTGCCCAGGTTCAGGAAGTGGGCCAGCACCGCACGGGCGATCTGGCTGTCGTGGTACTCGATCGCGGGCAGCGCGTCCGGCAGTGTGCCCTCCACCCCCCGCAGCACCAGATCGGCGCCGAACGGGATAGCCGAACCGGCTGCCTCGCCGGCCCGCCACGCCGTGGCCATACCCAGCCCGGTCGCGAGCTCCGTCTCCGTCTCGGCGGCCTTGTATAGCGGCACACCCATCCCGTTGCGTTCGATTGTCTGGGCCTGCACCCGCAGCAACCGGTCCTTGATCAGCCAGTTCTTGTAGCACGTCCGCAGCAGCGACTGGCCCAGCCAGTTGCCGCCCTCACGCTCACACACATACGCGACGATGCGACCCACCGGGATCGGGGCCTGCGGCGCCTGCGTACCGATCTGACCCCACTGGGTGATCGACACCAGGCCGCCGTCGCGGGCCACATCCACATTCGCGATCGTCCGCGCCGGCCGCGGCCCCAACTTGTGCAGATGCGCACGGTTCCCGTCAGGGTCCACGCGGTACGTCTGCTCGAAGTAGGAGAACCCGAACGACAGCATCAGCAGCGCCAGCCGCAGATGCTCCGGCCACGAAAAGCGGTCCTTCGTCCGCGGCATCACCTTCGGGTTCTGCCCCACGATCGGCAGACCCAGGTCGTCGGCCACGAACTCGACCACCTCGGCGCGTGCCCCGGCCGGGTCGATCCGCCAGGGGGTGCGCCGCACCGGCAACGTCACCGCACGCAGCACCGAAGCGACCTGACTGTCGGTGCGCCGCATCGCGTCATAGACCTCGACCGACTGCGGCCACTGCAGCTCCGGGGTCGTCTCACCCTCGTACGCCCACCACGAATAGCCGGTTGCGGTCGCCGCGTAGCCGATCTCAGCCTGCGGAGCGGGAGCTTTGGTGGTCATCACGCCCCCATCGGCCTAGAAGCCCATGTTGAAGTAGTCGGAGGCTGCGGTGCCTTTAGCGGCGACCGTTACCAGCGGGGCGGGGGCGGGTCGACGCAACTCCGGCATCATCGCTGCAGCCTCAAGCGCCAACACCGCACCGATACCGGCGTCGATCTTGTCGCGGTTGGGGCCCTTCACGAACACATACTTCGTGCGGCCGTCCTCGTCGTCCTCACGCACCCGCACCTTGCGCTTGTGCATGGCTAGGACCTGCGCGGCCAGAACCGACGACCCGTCATGGGTGTAGGCGCCCTCAGTCAGCGCGGTCGAGAACCGGTCACAGGCCCGCCACATACGCGTCGGCTGGTTCGTGTCGAACATGACGACCTGGTCCTCGCCCAGGTCGGAGGCCCACAACTCGATCTCGGTCTGCCACTTCGCCGGGTCACACAACATCAGGCCGACCTTGTAGCGGTCGAACGCCGCATACACCGCGTCGCGCACGTCAGCCCGCGGAACCCGCCACAACTGGGCCGCCGCGTGCGTGTGCCGCCGCGACAGGTCCGCCGGACGCTGCCACACCTCAATCTCGAACGTGTGCGGCACCCCGTCAACCAGCGTGCAGCCGATCAGGGCCGTGCAGTCATCCGAAATCGAGCCGTCGAAGCCCAGAGCCACATACGCGCCGGCCGGAACCACGATGTCAGGCCGCGCGAGGGCCTCCCACCGCTTCGTTTCGACCGCTTTACGCCGGTCGTCGATGTTGTGGTTGAAGAAATAGCGCTCCGCGTCCTCCCACGGCGTGTCCGGGTCGCGGATCTCCTGCACCAGCCGGGCCGTGTCGATCCAATAAGCCCCGCCGTAGGCGACCCGCAACGCGTCGCGTAACTTCTCGTCCGAATCCTCCGGCTTGACCTCCGGCGCCTCCACGGCGTCGTAGTAAATGCCCCGCTGACCCTCCATAACGGCCTTGTGGGTGCCCTCAGCGACCGAATTTTCGCCCGGAGCGAACGAATTCGTCGTTTCGTAGGTCCGGCCGCCCATTTTTGCCGTGTTCCGGCGCAACGTCCGCGCCAGCCGCACCCCACCGTTCGTCGGCGTCCACAGATGCGTCTCATCCAACGTCGCATCGGTGATCGGCTGACCCTCACGGGAGCCCGCAGAGGCCGTAACCGGCTCCAATTTGCCCGGACGGTCCTTCAAATAGCACCTGGTCAGGCCCACATCGACCCGCAGAGCGTCCGCCGCGGCCCCATCGTTGGCGGTCAGGAACTCGTAAATCACCGAATAGGTGTTGTCGGTCTGGTCCTCCGACACGGCGGCGATCTGCACCCACGGATTCGGGTCGCCCTTACGCCCCCACGGCCGGCCCACCGGCTCGCCAGAGGCGTCGAAGCCGTCCGGGCGCACGTCACCGGCCAGAGCTGCGATGCCCTTCGCCGCCTCCACCGGAGACTTGCCCCAACCCTTCGCCCGCCTCGAGCAGCCCCGCCGGAACAGGAACTTCAACGTCACCGGGTCGAACGTGTACCAGTCGACAATGATGCGGGCCTGCTCGTCGGTGAAGACCAGCGGCTCGTCGTGGTCACGCGGCGACGGTAGAACGTCGGCGAACCAGTCCAGCAGCGACCAACCCAGCGACGGCAACTCGCCCTCGTAGTCGGCGCCGCGCCACGGCATCGCTACGCCGAACGCAGATGGCCGTAACGGCTCGGTGCCGCCGGCTCAGCGGGCTTGGACGCAGGCCCGGTGTCGGTCACCCGCATCCGCAGACGCATCCGGTCCTCCGGCGTCGCACCGAACTTGCCCGCACGCAGCCGCAGCTCACCGGCGAACTCCCACCGGGCGCGCGTCCACATCGTGTGATGCATCAACGCCGTGTCGATCAGGAAGTCCCAGTCGGTGGCCAGGAACGACCGCGACTGCTCCGACCTGCGCCACGTGTCCCACCACGCCAACGTCCGAGCGTGCCAGGTCTCACCGTCAGGCAGCACACCGTCAGGCAGTTCGGGCCCGCACAACTGGCCATCGGTGCTGATCTCGGTAATCGGGATCGGGTCGACGTTGCGCCGGCGACGTGTCGCGGGGTCCTTCGGTGCTGGTCCGGGGCCGGCCACCGTCATCACCCCCTGTTACCGCCGTCGCTGTGGGTTACTCCAGCCGTCCGAGGCGATATCACGCATGGTGACGCCCGTCTAGAGCCTCTGACCTGCAGAAACATGGGTCCTGATTGGACGCTCAGGAGCAGCGGGCCCCTGACCTGCGAAAACGCTTCAGGATCTCCAGATCGCCACGCCCGTACACGATCTTGGGGCCA